ATGCAATTCAACCCAACAATAGACTAAGGATCTTTGATCCTTCTATGGCAGCAGATCCAAGCAAACCTCTCATCCATAGATTAGTTAATACTAGGATATGGTCTGTGGAAGATACATCAAAATGGATAACTGATGAGAATGAAGAAGGCAGTTATGACTATGATTATAAGGAGATAAAAGATGGCAAAGAAAAAGAGCACAGTAAATAAAGCAGGTAACTATACCAAACCTGGTATGAGAAAGAGAATGTTTAACTCTATCATGGCTAGTTCAAAAGGTGGAAAACCTGGTCAATGGAGTGCTAGAAAAGCCCAGATGTTAGCTAAAAAATATAAAGCTGCAGGTGGAGGGTATAAGTAATGATAGCTTTTATTAAAAAAATATTAGGTATTAGTGATTTAGAATATAAAGTTAGATTACTTCAAAGACAAAACTATTGGAGAGGTAAATACAAAGTAAGAACATGAAAAAAGCAAAAGCAAAAATAAAAAAAGTTATTAAGGGTTTAAAGAAAGCATCTAAAACTCATGCAGGACAAGCTAAATCTTTACAGAGTGTAATAGGTAATGGCAAAAAAAAGAGATCCTAAAGTAGGAACAGGCAAGAAACCAAAAGGATCTGGTAGGAGGCTCTACACAGATGAGAATCCTAAAGATACTGTTGGTATTAAGTTTGCAACTCCTGCTGATGCTCGTAAGACAGTTGCAAAAGTTAAAAAGATATCTAAACCATTTGCAAGAAAAATCCAAATCTTAACTGTTGGAGAACAAAGAGCAAAGGTTATGGGTAAGACACAGGTAGCATCTATATTTAAAAAAGGTAAAGAAGCTATAAGAAAAAGGAGAAAAGCATAATGGCACTTGCTAAAAGTCAAAGGAGTCTAAAGGCATGGGGAAAACAAAAATGGAGAACGAAGTCTGGCAAGAAGTCTTCGGAGACTGGGGAAAGATATTTGCCAGAGAAGGCGATCAAAGCGATGTCATCTGCGGAGTATGCGGCAACGACAAGAGCAAAACGCCAAGGAACAAAAAAGGGCAAACAACATGTGAAGCAACCAAAAGGGATTGCAAAAAAAACAGCTAAATATAGGAGATATACATAATGCCAATGGGAAAAGGAACGTATGGTTCAATGAGAGGAAGACCTATGAAAAAGAAAAAAGTCATGGGTAATAGAAAAAAATTAGACATGAACAAAGATGGTAAACTTACCAAGAAAGACTTTGCCATGCTAAGAAATAAAAAGAAGGCTAGAGCATAATGCCAGGTAAAGGTTTATATGCTAACATTCATGCTAAAAGAAAGCGTGGAGGTAAAATGAAAAAGAAAGGTGCTAAAGGTGCACCAACTGCAGCACAATTTAAACGTGCAGCTATGACAGTTAAAGGTAAAAAATAATGGCAAAATCACCAGCATGGCAAAGAAAAGAGGGTAAGAATCCTAAAGGTGGTCTTAATCAAAAAGGTCGTGACTCTTACAATCGTGCAACTGGAGGAAACCTAAAAGCCCCTAGTAAAAAGGTGGGCAACAAAAGGCGTGCTAGCTTTTGTGCGAGGATGAAAGGGATGAAGAAGAAACTTACTTCTGCTAAAACTGCAAGAGATCCTAACTCAAGAATTAATAAAGCACTCCGTGCTTGGAACTGTTAATATAAGATAAAAAAAAGGGGAGCCATAAAGACTCCCCACACAGGCAACAACAAGGCATCTAGAGTATTTACTCTGGATGCCTTTTTTTTTGGTCTGATTGATACAAAGATCTATCACCCCATCTCTTCCTCCAAAGGTAGCTACTAAAATTAGAAGCATACCTTTCAAGAAATTCCATAATTATATTATGCCAAAATAATTTTCTAAACTGTTTGTATAATTTGTTTAACATCACTTTCTAATTTTTTACCTAAAGAGTTAGCATGGTTAATTATAGCAGCACAAAGATTAGCTTGATAGGGAAAACCTTTTAAGGCTTCTCTAATCTTACCTACAGGCTTACCACCATAGTCAATTACTATAGCATTTTTTTCATTAAGACCAATCTTTAATTCAAACAATAAACCTGTATATGGATCTAGATTACTTTTTGTCGCCATCCTTTCCTCCATTTGACTCTACAGGTTTAAGTGTGGTCATTATGTGCATAAGAGCATATACTTCTGCATATGGTCTAGTCATTAAGTATTTCATTATATCTTGCAATGATTTAGAATCAATTACATATTGCTTTGGTTGTGGTTGTTTATCCATCTTTCCTCCTATTAGAATGGTATATCATCATCTGTTGGATAATGATTCTTTAGTGTTTTTAGTTTTTCTTCAGCACTAGCAATTAATTCTAGTTGCTTATCAATCTCATGTATAAACTGTGGGTGTTCACCAATACCTACAGACTTATCCATATATACTGATATGGTAGCTTTTGCTACACTTATATCAGCTTCATATTTTTTAGTTAATGCTTCTATAAACATTTCTCTCATTAATCTGCTCCTTTAAATTTATAATATTTATCTTCAACTAAGTTCTCATCATCAAAATAAGGATTTGATTTTGCAGACTCACATGCTCTTGCATCCCTTATAGTTTGATTTAGTGTACGATTGTCTCTAACACAAGCAGATACAAAATCTTCTACTTCCATTAGTGCCTGTTTAACTTGACCCATTACTAACCTCCTTTATAAGTCTATTTAAATACCATTGTGCTTTTTGTAAATCTTCCAAAGGCTCTCCTTTAAATTTATATCTAGAAACATATTTCAAAATATTACCTTTAAGATACCCATGAAACTCATCACTAGTCATACAATCACTAATTACATCTATAGTTTCTTTCTTACCATGTAAGTAATGTTGTGGTGCATTGACATTATCTTTTGCCATATTCTCTCCTAATAGTTTTAATGTCAATTGTTTCTATATTATAATTACCATCTTTAACTTGTCGTTTAACTACAAGGCCACTCCACCACATGTGCTGTGTATCTCTAGCAAAGTGTTCATCATGTGCTAAGTAACATCCTGCAGATAAACCATGTAGCTTTTTACCATTTGGTAAAGTAGATATAGCATAATCTAACAAATGACTATGACCTACTGTAGCAGAAACTTTATGCTTAGTCAATAAGGTTCTACCAATATTCTCACCAGATATAGCTGACCCCATAATACCAGATGGGAAATGATGAGCATAGTGAACACCATCTACTAACTTCATTTGTTTATATGGTACTTCTTGCCAACCATATTGTTTAAACTTTAAATCACTTATCTTTAGTGTACCATCTAACTCTGGGTTTTCATCCACGAATCTATCTATTCTATCTTCATGATTACCATGTAGCATAATTTTTTTAGGTTTGTGTTTACCTAAACCTTTATTAAATAAAGCTAATGCTTCATGAGAATGTTCCATATCCTTTTGATATCTTCTACCTTCAAAGGATTTCTTTGCTCTATCATAAGTTGACAGAGAATCCATACTACAAAAGTCACCCATGCATATAACATGTGTAGCTTTTATATCTGCTGCTAGTCTACCTGCCCACAGAAATCTATCATTGCTTGCTTTAGGTGTGCAATGAGGATCACCCATAACTAAATGTGTTGCCATTAGTTTAACTCCTTATCTCTTTTTTGTTTTAGGAACTCAAGAAAGTCAATAACATTAGAGTCATCATCAAACTCTGCTACAGAACTAATACTGAGATCTTTGTTTTTCTTTTTATCATCAGCAAAACCACGCAGACCCCACAAGAATGTTGAGTGAGGATCAGTAGTTGCCATCTTTATCATGCCTCTAGCTATCGTAGAACATAATTCATATTCTTGTGTGCTCATCTTAGATTTACTATCCATAATAACACCACAAGTAAAACCTTTTTGCCAAGGTGCTACTATAACCTTAACAGAATTTATTAAACTTAATTTATCTTTATCTTTCATTCCAATACCTATCATGGTTTTCACTATTATATTCTAATACTTTGTGTTCAAATCCTCTTTTCATACTAGACTTACCAAAGTGTTCTGCTTTACTTTCATCATCAAATAAATTGTTACTAAATAATTTATAATCTTTATCTTTTTTATCTTTAAATACTACAAAGTATAAATGCATATTATATATATTAAAAGAGTCAATGGTGAATAGACCCCTCAAACTATCCACCACTAAACTCTCCAGTTTCCTCCTTTGGATTTGTAACAGAAGTATACCAAACCCATTTAGGATTCTTACCTTTAGATTGCTGTTGTGGTAACAACTGCAATTTATCTCTTCCCCAACAAGGAAGTTTGTATGGGCAATATGAACATACAAAGCCCAAAACTCTATTACCAGTAGGTTTTGTTCTAAAAGTTTCAGCCACATCATCGTAGCATCTTTTAAAAGGTTTACCTTCTTTCAATGCATTAAAATTATCTTTAGCTAACTTCAATGCTTTCTGTTTATGCTCATCTACAGATAGTGGAGTTTCACATACTGTCCATTCACCTGTAGATTTATTAATAGCTATCCAACCACCGAAGTTTTTGGATTGACTTTCTCCGTATAAAAATCCTTGTGATGCATAACCAAACGAATCTTCTCTAACAACTTCATTAAATCCTCCTGCTTCTCCAAACTTCTTTTCAAAGGAATATGGTGACGCACTTTTAATATCCCAAACTTTTCCATCAATTTCAACATCTTGTCTACCTTCAATTTTTTCTCCATCAAATTTGTAAGTAACTTTTTTTTGTTCGTTACTAATATTAACACCTGCAGATTTCATAACAAATATAGATAATGCTTCTATTAAATCACCAAATGTATTTCTCATTTTAACATTATAAGGTTGGCCTTCACCCTTTATACCCTTTGCTTCCATTTGTAATTGGCAAAGAGGTCTACCAATGTTTGACATTCTTGGTTCAAACTTATCTCTTCTAGGTTCTTCAAACTGTTTTAGCAAGGCGTTTTTACACGCCTCACCAAATTCCTGCACTAGTTGTTTGTCTAACTTAACAGGACTCTTTGAAACATTATCAAGATACTGCTGAACTTTTAAAAGTGTGCTATTCATTAAGATGCAAGTATATCCTCTGGAGAATCTTCAACTACATCCTCTACAACTTTAGCATCTATCTCATCACTCTTAGATGATAAATTACTTTTAGCTTTGTTATAAGCATCAATGACTTCAGCATTTTCAGCATCAATAGACTCTTGAAATACTTTTAATGTTTCCATATCAGCTTCACTTAACTTTAAGTTCCCATCTGTATTTACCCCTATCTCTGGAACATAATATACATTACCACCTTTTTTCTGTCTCTTAGTATCTAAAGAAAAAGTACAGTTAAACATTAACTTCTTTCTTTTCTTTAGCTGGTCAAGAGCAGAACTTACAGGTGTAAAAGCAGTGCCTGTTACTCTATAAAGTATAGGTAAATTTTCTACGTTATGAGCATGGCCTTGTGCTGTTTTACCATTTGTAAATGACAATAATCCATATACAAGTTTGTAACATCTTATTGTTCTCTGTTGCTCTAACTGTTCTGGTGTTAGAGAAGATCTATCCTTAAATGCAATCTTACCACATTTAGTTCCACCAAGTATATCAACAGCTTCTTCCTTCCAACTCTTGAATATAATAGATCTATTTATATACTCACCTTTATCAGCATCATAGTGCATGTATTGCATAGCACTAATGAATGGTCTGAATGTTACAGGCTTTGCATAAACATTCTGACCTACACTAGGATCGTATGTATAGAAGTGACCAACTGGTAATTGATTACCGTCATCATCTTCTGGTGTTCTATTAATGGCTAGTCTAGGTATATTATTACCTACACTAGATCCATCATCTTGTCCTAT